CAGCAGCTACCTCAGCTTTAGGAGCAACAGTTGGTGGTGGTACTACAGCATTAAAAAAGGGTGCAACTGGTCAAGAGTTAACAGGTGATGATATTTTATTTGGAGCTACGGCAGGTGCTGTTCTTTCTCCTGTAGCTATGGGTGTTAGTGCTGGTGTAAGTAAAGTTGCTGGTAAAGTAGCACCTAAGTTTTTTGGTGGTGATAAATTAAAAGAAGAAGCTGTTGCAGAATTACTAAAAAAGAATCAAGTTCAAAGTTTAAACTTATCACAAAAACAACTAGACCAAGTTAAAAAAATAAGTAGTCTTCCTGAAATAAAAAGACTATTTAAAGAACTTGCTGCAGAAGATAATAACTATCTTAAATTTATTTTACCTCAACAAAATATAATAAAAAAGATAAATGAATTAGGTTTAAAATCTGATGACCCAAAAGCTTTAGAAACTTTAATAAAAAATTTAACTTCAGCTGAAGTAAAACTTTTAAAAGAAGCAGGAGTAAAAAAAGCAGGTCCAAATTCAGTTGCCAGAGCACTAAATAAACAAATTAAACTTGGAATAGAACGACAAGCCAAAAAAGAATATGATTATAATGTAGCTGTAATAGAACAAATACATGCTATAGGCGGTTTAAAATCTCAAATAGGAAGAGCTTTAGCAATTAATTTAACAAGACCGATTATAGGTGCTGGTATGGGAGCTGGTGCTGGAGTTTTATGGGCTGATTCAGAAGAAGGTTTTGATGCTTACGTACAAGCTGGAGCTTCATTAGGTCTTGTTAGTAGAGCGTTAAGAAGTGGAATGTTAAAAGGTATTCCAAAAAATACTCAAATAGGTTTTTCAACTGAGTTATTAAAAAATTATATAAGTAATTTAGCTAGAGGAACTAATATATTATTATCAACAAGTCAATCTACAAAACTTTCTGCAAGGGGTGGAGTGGTAGATGAGTTTTCTACTATGATGTTTCCTAAGTTTGATACCACTGTAAGACTAGACGCAGCAGGTAGAGTTATAAAAGGTGAAGGTGCTAGACTTACAGGATATTCACAAAACATAGAGTCATCTACTCAAAAAGCATTTCAAACATTTGTAAGAGCTATTTATGGTAAAGAAGGAGTTCTTCGTAACACCACATTACAACAACAAGAAGAAGCACTTGCTATTGTAAGAGGAGCAAAAGGAACATTTTCAAAAGAAGCTCAAGACTTAGCTGTAAGAATAAAAGATTTTTTAGGAAGTTTTAGAACTTACTACAATCAAGTAGGTATAAAAGAGTCTGAAATTATAGCTAATTACTTTCCAAGAAAAATTAATTTTGCATTTGTTAATCAATCTAAAAAAAATCAAGAAGATTTTTTAAAAGATATGGGTTTAGTTTTTCAAAATATAACTAAAAATGCTAGTAATAAAAATCCAGTAAGAGTAGGAACAAAACAAGATGGTAGTCCTATTTATCGAGAGAGTCCTTATACACCAGCAGAAGCTAAAAAAGCCGCTAAAGAATATTTTAAAGGTCAAACAGCTTCGTTTGAAAGACAACTGCTAGATAACACTGCAAAACAATTAACAGACCCAAAATCTAAATCTAAATTTCTTTTACCTCTCAGTGAGCACATTAATAAAGAAAGAGTTCTACAAGGTTCTTATGAGGATGTAGAAAAAATAATGCAAAAATATTTAATAAATGATGTGGGTGCTGTTCTTTCTGATTTAGTAAGAAATAGTGTTAAGTCTGTAGAGTTTGCTAGAAAATTTGGAGCTGAAGGACAGTTATTAAAAGGATATTTTACAAGACTTAATGACCAATACAAAAAAGAATTTGGTGTTAAAAGTATAGATAAGTTACCTTTTTCTGCTAAAAGAAAATTAGACAATGATATAAAAGCTATATCTGAGAGTGTTAATTCTTTCTTTGGTAGACATGGAAGAGTTGGTGACCAAATATCAAGAAATATTATAGCAACTCTTTCTACTCTTGGTAACTTTACTATGATGGATAAAGTTACTATAGCTAACCTTGGTGATTTAGTTCAACCTATGCAAAACAGTAGATGGTTTGGTTCTTGGTTACAAGGAGCTTATAGAACTTCACTAAGAGCTAGAAACGAAAAGGGTGGGGCAGAAGCTTTAGCAATAGCAGATGATAATTTAGCTAGAACTTTAATGAAAGATATGTTTACTGGTGCTGAGCAAGGTGGCTACACTAGATACTTAGATTTAATTGGTCAATCTAATGAAAAATTTTTTAGATATATAGGATTAGAAGGTATAACTAGTCTTGCTAGAAGATATGCTTTTAATGTAGGTTTAGTTGACGGTCACAAAACAGCTAGAGCTTTAGCTATAAAAGCACAACAAAATAATGCTAAATCTTTAGATGAGTTACAAAATATAGATAGAGTTACTCTTGAAGACATAAAACATTTAAGTACTTTAGGTATTAATTCTTTTGATGATATACTTAAAATAGGTTCTTTTAGAAATCTTGATGATGCTCTTGGTGATGATGTAGCTAAATCAATACTAAATAAAATAGGTTCAAAGACTGCTGATAGGGATGCTATTATACCTACAGTAGGTAATAGACTATTGTTTACGCAAACAAGAAATCCTTGGTTTAGAATATTAGGTCAGTTTAGTTCTTGGGCACAAGCAAAATCTTCACAAACAAATGCTCTTATAGCTAGAGCAGAAAGCAGTGAACAAGCACAACTATTTAGAATGCTAGGAGCTTTAACTGTTTATGGAGGTATTTATAATTTAAGAGAGTTTGCAAGATATGGTGAAATTAAAACTAGTTACGAAAAGAATACTGATGAATGGTTAGCACACTCTATGAATTTGTCTGGTAATTTAGGATGGCTTCCTACTAGTGTGTTAAATCAAACTGTTGGTTATGGTTCTGAAAATGTATTAGAATTTTTTCCAGGAGCTAGTATTATAAATGATATGGGTCAAACAATAACAAGAGGAGCAGCTGGAGATTACGATGGAGCAGTTAGAAATCTTTATAAAGTAATTCCTTTGCCAACTATAAGAGGGGCATTAGATAGATATTTTGAAGTTCCTTTTGTAATATATAAAGAACCTTTTGATTATAAAACACAAATAAAAAAACAAAGTCGTAAAAAACCTGAAGATTCATTTAGATTTAACAAAGGTGGATACGTTAAACAATTAGTAACTAAACTTAAGGAAAATAAATAATGACACAGCAAATGTCAAGTAAAACATTATTATCACAATTTGCTCAACCAACTCGTCGTGTAAGCTTTTTAGATGAGTTTATGAGAGTAGGAGATAGAGCGTATGGTAAACTTAATACAGGTGTTTCTAAACTATCTTCTTATGGTAGTCCAGGATATTCTAGACAAAGTCCTTTAGATACAGTAGAGTACTTTGGAAAGATAAGTGCTAGTAAAGGAGCTAATATAGACAAAGAAAAAATAAATATACCAGTAAAAAAACAAGATGCTGTTAATAAATTTTATCAAAATAATAATCCAGGTAATATTAAAAAGGGAACATTTGGTGGTCAAACTTGGGGCGGAGATACTTACGAAGGTAAAAAAACAGGTATTAGTTATAGAAAATATAATAGTAAAGAAGAAGGTTTAGTAGATATAATTAATGTTATGAAAAACTATAAAACAAACGACCTCAAAAGAATTATAAATAAATATGCACAAAATGATAAATCTGGAAAAGTATATAAAAATTATTATGATGATATAAAAAAAGTTATTGGTTCAGATAAAATAGATTTTAATAATAATAGTCAAATTAAAAACTTAATGAAAGTTATAACTGTTACAGAAAATAAAGATAACTCTGTTCCTCCTGGTTTATATTACAAAGAAAAAGATTTTGATAAAGCTATAAGTTTATATAATAAAATAAATGAATCACAAATAGTTCCAGAAAGAAAATTTCAAATGAATGAGGGTGGTTCTGTTAAAAAACAAATGGCAGAAGTTTTAAATGAAGACGCACCAAAGGGAGAAAGATTAGCTTATATTAATTCACAAGAAGAAAAAATGTTAAGGGATGCAGGTGGTAGTGGAGAATTAACAGAGTCAGGTATACCTAGTTATAGAGGACACCACGGTGGTGGTGGTGGAAGTAGTAGTTCTGGTTCTGGTAGTAGAGGGCCAGGTGGTGCAGGTGGTAGAAGTAAAAAAGGTGGTAATAAAAAAGGTAAAGATAAACAAGGACAAACTCCAGGCGGTCCAGGAAAAGGTCGTACTACTAATACTAAATCACGTGGAAGTTTAAGAGATAGTGGAATGGTACAGGGTTCATCTGGATATGGTCCAGCAGGTGCAGGTGGACAGGCACTAGGACCTAGTGGTAATCAAGGTGGTAATCAAGGTGGTAATCAAGGTGGTAATCAAACTACTACTACTACTACTACAGCAGAACCTCCTACTACAACAGAAGAACCTCCTACATTTGGACCAACATATGAAACACCTGAGTATACTCCATATCAACCAAAAACTATATTAGATAGTTTTTTAGATACTTATGATGATTTCACAACTTTTGATACTCCTTTAGGAGA